TTATTTTTTACCGGTTTTTAAATACTTTGCCAGCTTCTCTGCGGCCTCCACTTCTTGTTCCTGATGGACACGGGCATAGATTTGCAAGGTGATTCTGGGGTCGGTATGTCCGACCATCTTTTGGACCGTACTGACAGCGACACCGGCAATCAAAAGGTTAGAGATATAGCTTTTACGAAACTTATGCAACGATATAACCGGTGCCAAGTTGTTGTTACGAATAATGGTACTAAGCCACATGCGCGGTTTGTCAACACGAAACCGGTTGCCTGTCTTAGTAGTGAACAGAAGTTGATGATGAGTTGAAAGCCTGACATAGCCATATACATAGTCAGGTTGCTCAATTCGCCATCGCTTTAGCCAATTAATAGTTTCTGAATCAACTGGGACATCGCGCCTACTTGCTCTGGTTTTTGGCGGATTAACAATCAGCTTCCCATGCACACCGAGTGAAACAGTTTTGTTAACACTAATTAGTCGCTTTTTGAAATCAATGTCTTCCCATTCAAGCGCCATAGCCTCACCAATTCTTAAACCGGCATAAGCTAGGATACGAAACAGCACGTACTTGTAAAGTTCCCTATCAGGGTTAATACAATTGAAAAATACTTCCAATTGACGTCTATCCCAGAAGTCGTTTGTGGAGCCAATCTTGTCTTGGACACGTGGTAAGATGATGCGTCTTGCAGGGTTGTGTGGGATATAGTCCCTGAGTTCAGCATAGGTAAGTATTCGGTTGATATGAACAAAGTACCGTTTAAATGCCACTGGAGACTGTTTAAACCATTTATTCACCGCAGTTTGGACATCTTGTGGAGTGATCTTATCAATGTACATGTCACCTAGATCAGGCAAAATATGGAGATTGAAACAGTCACGAGTCTTGGACCATGAACTTTCCCTGACTGTGAGCTTGTATGATTTTAGCCATTCTTCATAGACATCGTTAAACTTTCTTGCAACTATAACAGGGTTAGGTGCAACCGTGAGTTCACCATTTTGAACAGCTTTCTCCAAATCACGCCCTGCTTTAATAGCGTCTTGTCGTGTGAGCTTACCTCCTTTTACAACATACTTCTTACGACCAGTCTTTGGATCAATTCCAACATAAACGGATACCTTCCACCGTCTTTTTCCACTATCAAGTTTGTAACTCCTGATTGAAGCCATAGTCTACTGTCCCTTTCATCGCCAGCAGGCTATGTAGGTGACAGTAGACTACCATTTAGTCATGATCGCGTTGCTCCATCAATAACCCTGCAAGGGTCCGAATTATATGGCTTTCTGCATCCAGAAATGGTTTATCTTTCCACATCAATACCAAGCTTTCGTCTTGAAGATTGGCAACGTGCACTGGCTTAATGGATCCCAGTTTTGGCTTGCTATCAAATGCTGCTTTAATTTTTTGAGTAACGTCACTTGAGACAGGCTTTGCACCCGTTTCAATCTGGGCTATTAATGACTTTGATACTCCGATCATGTTAGCAAGCTCCAACTGTGTTAATGCTCTGGCCTTACGTTCCCGTTTAATTTCTGCACCATTCATTTTCACACCTTCTTTTAGTTAAGTGAATCTTTTAGACATTTAGTTGACAAAAAGTTACATGCATGATACTATGCTGTTAATCCAAGGTTAACACAATAATCTTTTGTTTCATATCTGAGCTTTTCTTGATAGAGAGGGGGTGCCTAATATGACTAGTCTCTTTGTTTGGCTAATTACGCATCAGATCACACTAGCGGCTTTATGCTTTGCAACTCTAGTAGGAATCTTTATTGGTGCTCTGATTCAGTTTCTTGAAGACAACAAAAAAGCTACCCCGCACGCCAATGCGAAGTAGCCTATAGCTAACTTAATAGCCGAAACAGTCAACCCACGCCAATGGGTCGATATGCTGATGTATCTGCCTGATACAGCCACAGTATATCATGATTGTTATGTTCGTGTCACAGCATACCTGCGCACGGTTAAACAAAAGTCAGGTGGTCAGCTAGAGCCGATGCTATAAAGTCCAGCCGGTAAGTGCCCCAGTCAGGTTCCCTATCGTCAAATCCTTGGTGTCTACGGCCTTCCAGACTTTAAATGGTAAATGGTAGGGGTGGAACGTCTTGACGGCTTTAACGAGCTGTGAGGTCATCCAGCCATGTGTATTAGCGGTGTTTTCATGAGTTAGACCGCACAGTTAACAGCTAAATAAATCTCAAACTCATTCACATGGTACTCTGGGCAGGACTGGAGTGGTAACTGGATGCTGGTTAATTAGCAACGTGATTATCATGGGCTAATAACTAGGCTGTGTATGCAATTGGTGGTGAAGAGCCACTCACAGTCACTTTTTGTGGCAAGGGGGAACTATCAGCAATTACCTAATTCCACCACATGATCAGAAGACTATAGAATGCAAACAAAAAAGCCCCCTACCATGTTAGTAGAGGGCTAATAGTTGCTACCGAATGTACAGGCTTTCACCTGGACGAATGACACTATAGATTGATTTGCCATTGTTGGCTGCCAGTGTGTACATGTTGATGCCATACTTGCTGGCAATGCTCCAGAAGCTGTCACCTGACTTCACAGTGTAATAAGTGTGACTCGGTGCGCTATAGCTGCTAGAACGTGAGCCATAGCTTTCGCCACCCATAACACCTAGGCATATATAATGATACCTTCCAGAGTAGCTAAGATACCGTGCCCATACATAACCATTGTGGATGTACACATGGTCATACATGAGGCTTTCACCGGGTGCATAGGTACCAATGGATGCATAGCCAGTGCCTGCACCAGTGCGAATGTTAAGTGTTGTGGAAGCCCTAAATATGCCATTCTGGGCGTAATCTGTATCACTAGATGTGCTTGCTTGTGAAGGTGTAGAAGGCACTGTGGTCGCTTGTGCTGGCTGTTTAGAGTAACCATTGTCGGTTACACCTTGCAAGTCAACATTGCCATCTAGGCCACCTAAAGCGTGCATACTGGTGAATTGCCAGATAGCTACACCAGGAAGGCTTGGAAAGTAACTGTATAGTGGCAATGCACGAACTTGGTAGTCAGGATAACCAGCAACCCAAATGGAATTAGGAAACTGGCTAAGTACTCGATTGTAGTCAACATGGGCTACTATGTAAGGCTTGTAACTATACAACATCGGGGTATAACCTGCTTGTGCAATCCGTTGCATACCATATATAATTGCATCGGTGTTAGCCTCAACAGACCCACTTGCTCCATCCTCATAGTCAAGTGCCACAATCGAACCTTTTGGTGTCTGAATACGTGGCAGGAAATAATCAAGTGCTTGGCGACCAATATCAGAGCTACCACCAACACCATACCAGATGTAGCTATGGACTCTAAGCCCGCCATTCTTAGCCGCATTAACTTGGCTTCCATAGGTTGACTGGTTATAAAGCGTACCACCTTGGGTTCCACCAATTTGTGAAATAGCAAAATGGTCACCCTCAACTGTCTTACCACTGTTGCCCTGATAAACTGACCAGTCAACACCAATGTCATTCTTGGCCGCTTTAACGGGTGTCGGTAAGGCAAATGAAAAGGCAGCCATAATGGCTACCCCTGTGAGTACTAGTTTAGTTTTAAATCGCAATCTTAAGCCCCCTTGGTATAGGTTGCTTCAATTGTGTTCTTTAGGTCGCTATAGGCCTTCTCAACTGCATTTTCAATGGTCTGTTGATCAACCTTAGTAAATCCCATGGCTTTCAATTGAGTTTCAACAGAAGCTACTGCTTTCGACTTCTTAACGGCCCCTGTTACTGCCTGACTAACACCTGACTGTTCGGATGCGGTAACGGCTGCTTGTGCTAATGGTTCCAACACTTGCACCAAGGTGAGTGCCTGTTTATTTGCTAATAGGACCTTTGCCACCCATGCACCCAAAATAGGTATCACTGCGATAGCAATTTGGACAATTAAATCTTTCATTTTTACCCCTCCTCATAAGTACTTTTCGATGATATACACAAATAGGGTGACTCCAATCGTCCCACCAAGTACGCCCCAGATTGACCATACCATTTTCTTTAGACTGCTAATGTCACGAGCATTATCTTGGCTGGCATTGTATGCCTCATCGGCCTTTTCATCTGTACTTGGTAGGCCAGTCAATTGTTGCTTTATTTGGGCAATATCTTCCTTGATCTCCATTAGCATTTTTGTTTGTTCGTCCACAATTTCACCCCATAAAAATAGCCGCTAGCTTTTGCCACCGACATAGTCCTTGCCTGTAATTTGCTTGTATTGATCCTCAGTTATTTGCCGGCCTACATATTGTTCTATCGGACACCCCCAAGAATGGAGCAAACTGCAAATTTCGAAGTCACTCATTTTTCTCACCACCCTCAAGCTTCATCACGCGGGCATACAGTGCGGCAAGCATCTGCTGTTCTGGTGACGCCTCAGGTTTAGGTCTGTCAGCGTCTGGATCATAGTCAGCATCTGGAACAACCTTGCCATCAATAATACTGGCGTGGTTCTCGTAAAGACCATCCGTGCTATCAACCCCAATGATTTGCTGACCATCATCTGTTGACCCAACTGGCCGTGAGTCATTCATATAGGCCCAATTAAGCAGCCTATTGTTATTATCTGTCCACACTTTGATTTTCATACTTGCCTCCTAGAAAAATGTATCTCCTGTTGGATATTCATCTTGCGTTAGATATGAGAATGAGCCTCGATACTCGCCACTGCCTACAGACGGGATTAGTCGCCAGTAGCCACCTGCCACGTAGTAAACGGCACAAGTAGCACCTGAATAAGATGTAGAAAACAACACTGCCCCTGTTGACTTTGCTAAGTATGGCTTATATCCGGCTCTTGGTTGAGCAAGATCTAGCCAGCCTTGCTTGCCTTTAGCGAGGACGTCAAAGCTAACTGTGCAAATATTGTTTCTTCTAGCATAATTAATGTATGCCCACGCAATATCTGCGTTTGAATATGGAGTGGTGGTGCTCCAATAATATGTCACGTTATCTGTTGATTTGAATGTACTAAATACATACTTCTTGGCATCTGCATTTTCAGAACTAATCAGGGTTGATAAGTTAAGCTTGCCGCCTTGAAGGTTAGCATATTGGGTATCTCCGGCATTGTCAGGTGTGCGTTCCCGACTGATAAAACCTGATGGGCCCAAGTCACTAATCATCATGTGTCCGTCTGCTGTTCCTTGATCATTTTCAACATTCCCTGTGATATTCACGTGACCATACTGCATACTGGTGTTGCCACTGCTAAACTTGCCAAGATTGGCATCGCTAAGAGCAGTGTGATGGAATGGCGCATTGATATCAGGAGAATTAATGGTCGCACTGTCAATCTCAATCGCAACAAGTTTCTCAATGTTCAAAATGGCCTGCTGGATACTTTGGTCAATCCAAGTTGATCCATTGTAATACTGTAATGCTGTGGCATCGTTAAGCGTTGTCCCATGCCACCACAAATCACCTTTCTTGGGACTAGCGGGCGTGCCAAGTTGAATGTATGTGTATGGCACATCCTTGCTTCCGGGAACACCTTGTGGCCCCTGTGGTCCTTGCGGACCTCGTGGACCAGTTGCGCCATCGGATCCTTTAAAAAGTGCCCAATTGTAATCAGCTGGATTGGTGCTGTCTGCCTGTGTGAAGTCGCTATACGTGCCAATGTACTTTTTGCCATCACCACCAGATACCGTGAACCCACTTCGACCGCTTACATCATTCGCCCAAGCAGTGTGAAAATAGCTTGTACGGCCATCTGCACCCTTTGCACCCGGAACACCATCAGCGCCATCATTTCCCTGAATCAATGCCCACTTGCCAGCGTAATCTGCCGGATTGTCACTTGGCACGGATGACTTGTTGCTGTACACAACCGCCATATACTTCTTGCCACTTGGGAAGGCACTCATATTGGTACCCTTATCATCATCGGCATATCGAATCCATGGGTAGTATTGAACCGTTTTAGGGATATTCTTTAGTTGATCTGCCATGGCTTGCAGTTGTGCATCAACTTGAGATGTCTCAGTCAAATAATCGCCAAGAGTTATCTTTGTATAATGTTCTGCTCGACTGCGTTCAATTGATAGGACTTTTGCTGACAGAAACAAGTTCTGGTTCTCGTCGGCAATGTGTACAGTTTGATTTAGCGGGACATAAGGGGCATTGACCAAATCAATCTGATAATTAACATTGGGATGATTGTATTTCTTTAAATCAGCCAAAACGGCTTGAAGCAAGGTTGCCTGTGAATTAGAGTCAAATGATTTGAACCTCTCCCAATGCCCAGATGTTGGTGTTGGATTGCCATTGCTAATCAGATACGAATATTGTTGTACAGCAACAGTGTCACGCAACACGCCATCGCCTCCAAGCACATATCGGCCGTCAGGATCAGACCAACTATAACCGGCTAAATTAATTGGTGTATCTGATCCATCTGGTGTTGCGCCAGTGCCATACACAGCAGTTTCCATGTCATATATGTCAACGCTTTTGACAAGATTATTGATATCTTTGTTCATGTAAAAAAAGACATTGCTGTCGGTTGCATCCTCTTGCTTGATGTTAATGACCCGTCTTACAACCGTTGTTCCAACAAAGCTGAATCCAAAGCTAAGAACCGCTCCAAAGTCATCAGCAACCGATTTAATCCGGTTTAATGCAGTATCAGTGTCATCCCATTTAAGTGTACGAGTGTTGTTGGTGAACTCGTTTGTGCCGATCTCCCATCCTGATCCTGATGTGAACCGCAAAATATAATCTGCAATTGTGTATGCTTTATCGGCCTTGTACGAATTGACAACAACATTCATTAGATCGTTGCCCGCATCCGTACAAACAACTGTATGGATATGAGTCAATGTATCGTGATTGATGCTAGCGATGACCATCTGATGTCCATCACCCTGTTCATCTTGATACAATACAAAATTGTTTTCAGCGGCCATTTCGTCAATAGCTTGCTCTTGATCAGTTTGAAAAGGGATAGTTAGTGTTAAAGCCACCGCAGGACGATCATCAGTAGACTGAATTTCACTATCAGCACTAACATGCCATTGACCATCTCCTTCAGTTGAAGCAATGCCTAAAACGTTAAATTTACGATCAGTAAAATAGTAGTCCATTATAGCCACGCCTCCCTCAAAGCAACTTCACATGCAAAAGGCTGTGCCCACGATGATGGCACCATTTGAATCAGAGTATCACCGGGATTAAAACGAAATTTGCTCCATTCGTTGCCTATTGTGTGCAGGGTGCTATCAGGAACACCGTTGACATATACCGCACGGTTAGCAATATCAATCGTCACAACGTCACCGGCACCAAAGCGGTTCTTCAAATCAGTCCAGTAATCAACGTTGAGCCATTCAATATCCATGTCATAAACGCCCATATCGGGATATGGATAGTTTTCAAATCGTTGAAACCATAATGTCGCCCCTGTGATTGGGATTGATGCTTGAGCTGGTGTCAAAGCAATGGGTGGCATTACCAATGGCGGAGTTCTGGTAATGACTTCAGATGGCTTAATACCGCCTTGAACAATACCAGCAAGCTGCAGATTGAGCGTGTTACCAAGCTTGGTCAACTTGGCCTCATAATAGCGGCCATTGCTGAAAACCTTGCGGTTAAGTGTCTGTTGGAAAACTAATGTTGATCCCGCAAATACTTGGACATCAACATCATCTTTGCCGGCATAGTTCGCTCTGATAATCACCTCATAGGCCACGCCCGTATCATTATCAAGCGTCATTTCAATGGCGCCTAAGGCATTAACACTAGAATTGAACTTGTAGCGCCATTTGGCTATGAAGCTCTTAGTATTGCTACCGTCAGAGGCATTTGTTGTCTTAAGATGAACCGAAGGACCTTCCCAATAGTATGAATTGGTTGGCAAGAAGACTGGCTCAACTGCGGAACCATCGTCATCGGCATACTTGACTGAACCTTCCATGACATTTTTTTGCGCCTTGATATAGTAGTAATGGCTGTTAGTTTGTCCAGTTTTATAAGCCGCACCAGCTGGCTCTTTATCGAAGCCTTCATATCGAGCAACCTCTGATCGTTTTCGCTCAACGCCATCGGCTTCTTCTGGATTACCAAACTGTAAAACACCACCTTGGCCATTAATGAGGGCAATCAAGCCATTATCAGCGTGCATAGTTGCCGTAATAACTGGCTCAACCGGATAGGTACCACCATTGTGAACTTTGATGGTGTCAGCATAATATTCAGGATCAGCTGGGTTAGGCGACCATGGTGAAGCAGTGGTGCCTATTTCTAGCTTTGGCCG